TAAGCAATAATACAGAAACGGCACCCGATGAGCCTGAAGTTACCGAACCACAGGAGAACCCAGTGTCAGAAACACCAGCCCCAGAAGTCATCGAAGCATCCACAGTTTTTGCCCAGCCAAAACGCAAGTTTGACCTGCCAACACCAGGCGAATATCTCGCCGCTATGCACATCGGTGGCACCACCTTTGACAATGTTGCTGCTGCAGCACGTGACTATGTTGCTTCCAAACAATCAGCTTTTCAATTCGCAGCTGGTGACGTTCTTACAACCGATACGCCAGGACTCTTGCCAGTGCCAGTGCTCGGGCCTGTATTTGCGAACCTTAACCAAGCAATTCGCCCAGTAGTTGCAGCCATCGGTGCTCGCGCCTACCCAGACGGCGGAACCCAAAAGACATTTATCCGCCCAACATGGACAACTCACACCAGCGTTGCAACTCAGAGCACAGAGCTTTCAGCAGTATCAGCAACCACCCCCGTAATTGCCTCAAACGTGGTCAGCAAAACCACCCTGGCTGGGCAGGTCACCTTGTCCCTACAAGACGTCGATTTCACTTCGCCGGGCTCTATGGACATCATCATCAATGACCTCATGGGACAGTACATGCAGGCCAGCGACAATCTCGCTGCTGACGGTCTTGTTGCTGGTGCAGCTGCATCAGGCGCTACATGGACAGTTACTGCTAACGATCCGTCAAGCCTCATCTCGGCTATCTACACAAGCGCATACAACATTCTGTTGGCCAGCAACTTCTTGCCTGACCACATCTTTGTTTCACCAAACGTATGGCAGGCTTTGGGTGCACAGCTTGATGTTGATAAGCGCCCAGTGTTCCCATACGTGGGTGCAGCTGGACTTATGGGTGTCAATGGTATGGGCTCTGCTGATATCACTGTTGCTAACACTTTCAACCCATTTGGCTTGAACCTTGTCGCAGATCGCAACTTTGCGGCTGGCACAATGGTTGTAGCTCGTGGCGCTGCTATCGAGTATTACGAATCCATACGGGGCCTCCTGACGAGGGACGAACCATCCACATTGGGCAAGGTGCTTTCGTATCATGGCTATGCAAGTTTGTTCGTCGGTGACGCAACTCAAGTACAAAAAATCGCACTTGCTTAGTCTGAAAGGCGGCTACCGCCGATGGCTACATACACAGTCACTTTTAAGCAACTGCTGGACAACTATGCAGTGCTACAAACACTGACCGATACCGAAATAGAGGTGGGGCAATCCATCACTGTTGCCACTGTTGGTGCACCTTTTAACGGCACCTTTGTGGTTTATGCCATGCCCAAGTATGAGTACATAGGCATAGACACAGAAGGTGATCTGTTATTTAACAGCAATGTCAGCATTCCTAATCAGGTGCTCTTTGCTTGTACTGGTGCTGATGTTGGCCGTATTGCATCGAGTGGCACTATCACTTACACGCAGGACTGCACATGGATAAGCATTTCGCAGCTGGTGACATATCTCGGCGTAGATATTGTGAACCCAAGCGATGACTACACGCTTGCCACGCAGGCTCGAAACGCAGCTAATGATTTTGCCTACCGACGCAGGCAGGAGTCTGGCTATTTTGATAGTCTGACCACAAGCCCGGGCCACGATTGCACGCTGGGTACGCTTATGTATGCAGCTGCATTGTGGCGCGCGCGAGGCTCAGTACAGGACACTTTTGCCACGTTTGATGGTATGGGCTCAGCGCCCGTCAGTGCCATGACACCGATGATTAAACAGCTCTTGGGCATAGACCGCCCACAGGTGGCTTAATGCCTGCCACAGGGCTTCTGAACGAGGCTATGCAAGACCTCAAGGCCACACTTACGGCAGTAACAGGCATCCGTTGTGTCAGTGATCCCACAAAGATTGTGCCTAACTGTGTTTTTCTCGATGCACCCAGTTTTGAGACAATCGCTGGCGGTGGCAACATTGTGCGCGTGACTATCCCAGTGCGTGTTATTGGCAGTGGCACCGCAGCCCAAAATGTGCTGGAAAACATCCTCAGCATCGTGGCCACAGTCCTCGGTTCGAGCGTTGTCATCATGGCAGGCCAGCCATCATCGTTAGAAATAGGTGGCGCTACCTACCCTGCCTACGATCTACAAATGGCTATGCAAGCACAGAAGCAATGACATACGCCAACGGACTAGTATTATCTGCTAGAACTAACAACAGATACGGCACCCGGCACCGTTTAACACAGGAGCATTAACGTGGCCACTTCGACATATCTCACTAACCCAACCGTAAACCTTGCGCCTACCACTGGTGGTGCCAAAGTTGATCTGACAGACCAGTGCCGTAGCGCCACAGTCACACTTGGCGTAGACAGCCTTGAAAGCACCGCTTTTGGCGACACTGGCCATCGCTTTGTGCCGGGCCTGCAAACTGTTGCTGTAGAGCTTGAGATGTATTTGTCTTATGGCGCTGGCGAAGTCGAGCAGACATTGTTTGCCAATTTAGGCACAGGCACCACCGAACTAACCATCTCGCCATCAGGCGTCACAGAATCAGCATCTAACCCAGAGTTCACAATCATCAACATGCAGCTCGTGGACTACACGCCAATTACAGGGTCGGTTGGAGAGCTCTCAATGATTACCGCCTCGTTCATTGGCGGAACCTACACGCGAGACGTCACAGCCCCATAATCAAAGGAACCCGACATGAAATTAACTCTCAAGGTAGACACGGGCGAAGGCCCGTACGAAGTCACCACAAGCCTCTTTGTCATTGTGCAATGGGAACGCAAATACAAGCGCAAGTCAAGCACCATAGGCGAGCAAGGCATCAGCATTGAAGACTTAGCTTTTATGGCTTACGAGTCATCAAAAGTTGCTGGCATCACAGTGCCCGTAGTCCTCGATGACTTCATTAAGCGCCTAGTGACTTTGGAAGTGGTGGATAATGACCCGGCAAACCCTACCCAAGCGGAACCTACCGCCATTCCCTAGCAAGTCTCTTAGTAGCCACAGGCTGGTGGCCACCTGCTGTAGAGTTTGATATTGCTGATCTGAACACCACGATTAAGCTGTTAAACGAAAGCCGCAAAGCATGAGCCTAGAAACAAGCGCCGAAATTACAGGCTTGAAGCAGGCACTGTCAGAGCTAAGCAAGTTAGACAAGTCAGCGCGCTTTAAGGCTGCAGCCAAGATTAAGGCCAGTAGCCCGGCAATGCTTGAAGAAGGCCGAAAGCAGTTCCCATCAGAAATTGGCGTGAGCATGATTCGTGGTTGGGGCAACAAAGGCAGACTTGGCTATAACAAAACTGCTGTGGACAAAGGTGTGCAAATCATGGTGGGTGGTCGCGCTCGATCAGGTGTAACACCATTAGTAACGCTGGTGCAGAAAAGCGCAGCTGGCGCAATGTTTAGCCAGGCAGGCACAAAAAACAACAGCCAATTTTCTGATTTGCTTGCCAGTGTTTTTGGCAGGCCTCAGCGTGGCTTGTGGCGATCACGTGCTTTTATTGCAGAGCAAGGCACCGCTGACATTATGAAAGCCGTAGATGAAGTAATCGCTGACGCTAACCGCGCACTACAAGCAAGGACATCTGGCTAATGGCTATCTACCTACCAATCGTTACGCAATTTAACCCTAAGGGATTGAAGGAAGCCGAAAAGGGCTTTAAGGATTTAGAAGGCGCGCAAGCTAAAGCAAAATACGCGTTAGGCAAAGCCAACAAATATGCAGCCGTGGCACTTGGTGGTTTAGTTGCTGGCCTCGGTGATGCAGTCAAGGGTGCTATGGAAGATGAGCAAGCCCAAGCAATGCTGGCGCGTCAGCTACAGAAAACCACTGCAGCCACCGATGCACAAATTGCAGGCGTCGAGTCCTACATAACTCAGCAAGGAAAACTTAAAGGCGTTACCGATGATGAGTTACGCCCGGCACTTGCTGGACTTGTCAGAGCCACGATGGACATTGACGAAGCCCAGAAAGCCGCCAACTTGTCTATGGACATTGCAGCCGCTAAAGGGATAAGCCTTGAGACAGTTACTAAGGCTATGGAAAAGGCGTATGGCGGCAACATGACCGCCCTAGCAAAACTGTCACCAGAACTACGCCAGATGATTAAAGACGGCGCAAGCATGGAAGAAGTTATGGCTGAAATGGCTGTCACTTTTGGTGGCGCTGCCACTGACTCTGCCAACACTGCTGCAGGCTCTATGCAGCGTTTAGGTGTTGCCCTTGGTGAAGCCAAAGAAGGTGTAGGCGCTGCACTGTTGCCAATACTTGAAAAGGCTCTGCCAGTTCTGCAATCGCC